CAGGTGAATGTAGGCAGATATTGACATAGGACGCAAGTAAGTCGCGGAACGGAGCGTTCATCCCATGATAGAACTATTACTCTATACGACACTCACCTGCAAAGAGGCAGATGAGCTTATGCTCAGAATCTCTAAGCATCAGGATTTACCGGCATCGGTAATGATTGAACTTGTAGAAACTGTTAAGGATTCTGCACCTGAGTGTTACTGGGACGCAAACGACTGAAGGAACGGGAAAACGGATCCTGCGAAAGCAGAGAAGGTTAACTTTCCATTCTATTCAGGTAACGACAAATGAACACCTTAAATCTCATTAAGAAGCAGATTGATAAAGCATCTGCACTGCACAATGCACAAATTCTTCATACCGCATATCGTGGTGTTGAGTATGACGTACATTGTGATCTTAATACAACAGATCCTCACGGTACTTTCTGCTACCGTGGACGCACTTACGTAAAGTGAGATAATTATGCAAGCATTACAAGTAGCAGCATTAGGTTCTATTTTTAGTGTTGCATTTATTAGTTTACTTTACGGAGAATTACTTCTTTTACAAAATAGGTAAATCATTCAGAAGATAGGAGAGGGGTTGCTAACCCCTCTTTTTTTATGTTATAATATATTGAAATGGTAAAATATTATGGAGAAAGACCGACTCAAACTTATTGTCAGAAATCTTGAACTGCTTGTTGATTCTCTGAAAGCAGAAGTATATTCTGACGTAGATGCATATAAAACATCTGTAGATAATTCCAGATTCCCTGGTTTTACTGATTATGATGAGATTTTTGAGGATGACGATGACTAGCAGAACTAAGCAACTCATAAAACTGCTTGAGAAACTTATCAAGCAAGATCACCTCTATAGTGAAGAAAAGATCATTGAAATGAAATCGCAACTGCGTGAGATTAAACAGCAAGTTGCTGAATATGAAAAAGAAAACTCTAAAGGATTTGGTAAATGAACGTAAAACTGGTTAGTGTTACTCCTGATGCGGAGCAGACTATGGCATACGTTGCCCGTGTGTCAAACCCAAAAAATCAGACTAATGAAAACTATGCTAAATTGTTAGGATATTGCATTAAGCACAATCATTGGTCTGTATTTGAACAGAGTTTTATGACTCTGGAGATTGAGACTACTCGTGGTCTGGCAGCTCAAATCTTGAGGCACCGTTCATTTACATATCAGGAATTTTCGCAACGTTATGCTGATTCTACCTTACTCTCAGAGACGATCCCCCTCCCAGAACTCCGTCGTCAAGACACCAAGAATCGTCAGAATTCTATTGACGATATTGACCCCTTTATGGTTCAGAAATACCAAATGCTGATGCAACAGCATTTTAATGCAGGTATGGAACTTTATCAAAAGATGCTTGCCGAGGGAATCGCAAAGGAGTGTGCTCGATTTGTGCTTCCCCTTGCAACACCCACCAGACTCTATATGAGTGGTTCCTGCCGTTCCTGGATGCACTATATTACCCTGAGGTCTGCAAACGGCACTCAGAAGGAGCACATGGATATTGCAGAGGCATGTAAGAAAATCTTTATGGAGCAATTCCCCACCTGTGCAGAAGCACTAGAGTGGGTCTAAATAAATCACGTTGAATTATTAGTCATGGCAACATATCCCGTAGTTCATAAAGAAACTGGTGAACAAAAAGAAGTCGTAATGAGCATTCACGAATGGTCAAAGTGGTGTGAAGAGAATCCTGATTGGCAACGGGATTGGTCAGATCCATCAACTTGCCCACAACCTGGAGAGGTTGGTGAGTGGAGGGACAAACTCATAAACAAAAATCCTGGATGGAATGATGTTCTTGAAAAAGCATCGAAAGCACCAGGAGCAAAAGTAAAGAAACTTTAGACATGGCAAGAAGAAAAAGAGTATCTGCAAAAGATGATCAACCCATTGGAGTTGGTCTCACTACGAAGCAGATGAAAAGAAAGAAACCACTGAGTTCTAATTACTTGGTGGATATTGACCCACTTACAGATAATCAAAAACGTCTGTTTGATTCATATAAAGAAGGCAAACACTTGATTGCCTATGGATGTGCGGGCACAGGTAAGACCTTTATTACCCTTTACAATGCAATTAAGGACGTATTGAGTGAATATACTCCTTATGAACGTATCTACCTTGTAAGGTCTCTTGTAGCAACCAGAGAGATTGGTTTTCTTCCTGGTTCACACGAGGACAAGGCAGATATCTACCAGATTCCTTATAAGAATATGGTAAAGTATATGTTCCAGATGCCTAGTGATGCTGACTTTGAGATGCTCTATGGTAATCTGAAAGCACAGGAAACAATTAAGTTTTGGAGCACATCTTTCCTTCGTGGAACTACTCTTGATAATGCGATTGTGATTGTTGATGAGTTTCAAAACCTGAATTTTCATGAACTAGACAGTATTATCACTCGTGTTGGTGAGAATACTAAAATCTGTTTCTGTGGAGATTCCAGTCAATCTGACTTACAAAAGCAGAATGAAAAAAATGGTATCGTAGATTTTATGAACGTATTGCGTAAAATGCCATCGTTTGATATAATCGAGTTTGGGATTGATGATATCGTTCGTTCTGGTCTTGTCAAAGAATATCTCACTGCAAAAATGGAATCAGGTTTTTAATGTTTAATCATGTTGATCTAGACCTCCCTAATCTTGAAAGAGAGACTATTGATGGGGTCCGTTATTATAAAGTTCCAAATGAAGATGAACTCCTAAAACTGGTCTCCATCACTTCGGTGACCAGTCATTATAAAAAGGATACATTTGTAAAGTGGAGGCAGAAAGTTGGTGTAGAGGAGGCAGACCGTATCACCAAACGTGCCACAACTCGTGGGACAGATTATCACACTTTAGTTGAACATCTTCTAAAGAATGATGACATCCCCAAGGTTCCACCGATTTCTGATTTTCTGTTTAAAATCTCTAAACAAACTCTAAAAAATATAAATAATATATACGCACTTGAAAGTTCGCTATATAGTAAGCAGTTAGGAGTGGCGGGCACCGTTGACTGCATTGCCGAATATAACGGTGAGTTAGCAATAATTGACTTTAAAACTTCAGCAAAACCGAAACCACGAGAGTGGATCGAAAACTATTTCGTACAATGTGCCGCATATGGTTGTATGTTGTATGAACTGACCGAACTCAGGGTCAAAAAATTTGTAATTATCATGGCATGTGAAAATGGAGAATGCGTCGTCTATGAAGAACGAGACAAATCAAAATACATCAAACTTCTCACCCAATACATTAGAAAGTTTGTTACAGATAAATTGGAACTCTATGGAACCAAATAAAGAACTAGAGCAGGCAATTCAAAGTAAATTTTTGACACCATCAAAATTTGCTCTGGAAATCGAAAAGATTGTTGCCGAAGAAAAGATTAACTACATCGATGCTATCGTTCACTATTGCGAAGTAAACGAACTTGAGGTAGAATCTGTAACTAAACTTGTATCCAAACCACTGAAAGAAAAACTGAAGTGGGATGCTACGAGATTGAACTTTATGAAACGTACATCGAGAGCAAAGTTGCCCCTATGACCGTGAGCCCCTTTGAAACATATCAACATTATTTGGCACTCAAAAATCATTTTACAAATCCAAAATACGACTTCTTTAAGTACGGTGCGAAGACCCGTGCCAGTGTAACTTCCTTCAACAAAAGAAGGGACAAATATTGGTTCGAAAAAACTTCACGCAAATACTCTGATGATGAAGTCGTAGATTTTCTTGTATCCAATTTCACTGCAGCAAGTAACCCACAAAACCTATGGATTGGCGAGATTATCAATTCTGGAGAAAGGACTTACGCAGACTGGAAGAAGAGGAAGCAGAGTTCTACTTACTTGTTCAAAGAGCAAAGCAACGAATTATTATCGAGCAACAAATTAGAAACTTTGTTCGACTGTTCGAAAGGACATCCGATTCTGTTAAAAAAATTCCTTGGTGGAAGTATAAGTCTTGAGACTCTGGTAATTTTT